TCGACCAGCTGGAACTCCTTGTGCGGCAGGACCGCGCCGGGTTCGGGTGCGCCGGTCGCCTCGTCCACCGGGCCGGCGACATCCATAAGGCTCGACAGGGGGATCGGCCCCGCGCGGGTGGTGAAGATGAACCGCGGGACCTGCTGGCCCTCGGGCTCAGGCAGGCCGAACCGCATCTCGCGGAGCTCGGACGGGCCGACCACGCCGAGCTTGCAGTAGACGTCGTCGGCGTTGGCCTGGGCGACCCGGTCGTCCTGGTCCTCGCCGCGGTCGAACTCGAACTTGATGGGCAGGCCGAGGTCGTCGTACAGGAACCGGGAGATGATCTCCTCGGCGTACTCCATGGATGGCAGTTCGCCGACCTTGTGGGCCACGTCGGCCTGCGACTCGCCGCTTGAGTAGTTCGACGTCTCGGTGAACCCGAGGTCTGTCGGCACTACGTGGAAGCTGGCAGTGGTCTTGCGCATCAGGTGCAGCGAGAAGGCGTCGGTGAACTCTTTCTCGTTCGTCCACGCGATCGTCGAGCCGCCGGGCATCCACTTGATCTGGTGCTTCGCGGACTGCTCGCCGTACATGAAGCTGTCCCAGTAGGTCTGCCACAACTCGATCTGGTCCGGCGACCATGACTCGGGCGCTGAGGCGAAAGCTTCCGGTATGTTCCCTTCGGTGAAGCGCATCAAAAAGTGCACTTGGAACCTGATGTCGGTGTTTGCGTTGAGAATTACCGACTCGATCGGCGCCTTGCCGTACGGCGACTTGTTCACGGCCCGGAACGGCTCGTAGATCACGTCGTCCCTGGTCAGCCAGTTCCACGGCACGCCGTTGGCGTACTGCACGTACGCCTCGGCCGGGGCCTGCGGGGGGTTGCCCCAGTAATCCTGCAACGGGGCCAGAGTGGTGCCGTCGAATGGCAGAAGCCCGACACACCGGCCAGCCCGGTTGCGCAGCCGGTACAGCGGGGCGGCGTCGTAAGCGAGGACGTCGTAGAACCACTTGCCGAACCAGGTCTGGAAGTTGTGGATCCCGTCCGGGCGGCGCATCACCTTCATGCCGAGGTCAACAGCGCCGCTTACATCGCCGTTGTAGCTGTCTGCCGCCAGCAACTTCCATTGCAGGCCGCGGAGCGTGTCGATCTTGTGCCAGATGCAAATCTGGGCAACGTCGTACGCTTCGATCAAACCGGTCAGGGTGTCGAAACTGACCCGCTCATGCGTCCGTGGCCTCGTCGCAATGTTCGTCCCGGTGACAAAATCCCGGACACGGGGAGTCCTGTCGTACCCGTCGTACGGGTGAACCGGCTCGCCTGGCGAGAACGGGTGCTGCGGGCCCATCTGGGAGACTTGCTCGGCCGCGTCCCGCATCGCCTGGGGCTCGGACTCCACCGGGCCGAACGCCTTGCCAACCCTGACCAGGGTGCTGCCGACCCGGGAGCGGAGACCCACTTGCCGCTCCCTACCTGCCCTGGCTGGCGGCGTAGGCGGCGTCACGGGCGCGCTGCAGGGGGGACCTCATGTCCTGAGGCGCGGGCTCAGGGTCCGGCTCTGCGGCAGGTTCCGGGGCGGGAGCGGTGTCCGCCGCGGCCTCGGCCTTCCGCTTGGCCCATGCGATCCAGGCCTGCGCGCCGGTCCCGTCCAGGAGCATCTCCGCGAGGGCTTGGCTTGCCGCGTCCACCTGGTCGTCGTGGGCGTCGTTGGGGAAGGATGCGCACTCTGTTACGAATGCCTCGGCGTCGAACAGGGCCACGTCCGCAGCAGGAAGGAAGACGTTACCGGCCTCGATGAACGGGCTCACCGCGCTGGCGCGGGCGTACTTGCTCTCGTGCGGCGTGACCGGGACGATGCCGGGGATCTTGCTCTTGAGGCTGTCGATGACCGCCGTGCCGTTGGCCTTGTCCTCCACGAGCCGGCGCGCGGCCTGCGGCCACCTGGCGGCCATCGCGGCGAACGCGGTCAGCGTGTCGGTGAAGCTCAGCCGCTTGCGGACCTGGTCGAGCAGGTAGACGTCGGCGCCCCTGCGGGCCCAGACCTGGCCGACGACGAAGTCAGACGATTTGGTGTCCTTGAACGCCATGTCCCACGACAGGATCATCTCGTCTATCTCGTGGACGAGGTAGGCGTCAGGCCGGTCGGGGTGCTGGGACCAGAGGGGCTCGCGGTAGCGGCGCCACCACTGGCGCTGCCAGACGTTGCCCTGGTCGGGGCTGGGGCGCCCCTGGTACAGCGCGGCGAACACGCGCGACCCGGCCTGGATGCGGATCTGCTCCCACTCGGCGGGGGTGCGGCCACGGGCCGACTGGAGCCATTCCCCGGGCTCACGGCCGAGAGGGTCGGTCTGGCCCTTGGCGGGGTCGTGGTCGGCGAGGGCGGGGATGTTGATGACCCGCCAGCGGTGGCCGTCCTCGGCAGCGAGGAGGCGCCCCACGAGGTCGTCCTCGTGCCAGCGGGTGCAGATCACCAGGGCTGGCGCGCTCGGGGCGAGGCGGGGGGCGCCGACCGACTGCCACCAGTCCCACACGCGGTCCCGGTAGTAGGAACTTCCCGCCTGCTCAGCGTCGGCGAACGGGTCGTCAATCACGATGGCGTCGAGCGGCCGGCCGGTCAGGCCCGAGCCGATGCCCACGCAGACCACGCCGCCGCGGTGCCCGTCGAGCTGCCAGCGGCGGGCCGAGCCGTTGTCCCGGGCGATGCGCAGGCCCAGGTCAAGGCTGCCCTCGTCGCCGTTGAACGTGGAGACGAGGTTTCGCACCTCCCGGCCGAAGCCCTCGGCGAGGGACTGGGCGTAGGAGGCGATGCCGAGCCGGGTCTCAGGGTTGCGGGTCAGCGCCCACAGTGACCCCATCTTGGTCACCCTGGAACTTTTGCCCTCTTGAGGTGGAAGTGAGATCAGCAGCCGTGCGTCGGGACTTGAGTACGCCCAGACGATCGCCTCGTCAATGACGTCCAGCGCGGGCGTCTGCACCGTGCCCGGGTCGATCGCCTTGGCCAGCGCGCCCGGGGTCCCGAACCGTTCCGGGTCCCGTGGCGGCGCGAGGTGCTCCAGCAGCCGCTCGCGCTCTGTGGAGTCGAGCCGGGCGAGGAACTGGCGCCGGGTCTCAGGCGTCCACTGGTGCCATCGAGTCCGCAAGCTCAATGAGCCGCGCGTCGATCGCGTCAATGGTCCGCACCTCATGCTTCGACGGCGCGTACGCCCCGTAGATCTTCGCGAGCTCCTGGTCGATCTTCACCAGCCGGTCAACGGCCTTCAGTACCGGCTCGTCGTCGGGGAGCGGCTCGTCGTCCAGCTTGACGACGCGGCCCTCGGAGATGACCAGGTGGTTGGCCTTGAGGACTTCCCACACCGCCTGCTTGGCGGCATTCAGGTCCATGAGGATCAGCGTCTTGGCTTCCTCGGTCGTGTCGCGCACCGCTGAGGCCATCGCGCGCTCACACGCTTTGCGGGCCGCCGAGCGGTGGGAGTAGCCCATCTCGGCAGCGACCTGCTCATAGGTCCAGCCACGGGCACGGCAGCCGAGGGCCTCGGCGTCGCGGACAGCGGTGCTGCGTGCCATCGTGTCCGCCCCCTTGGGTGTCCCGTGATGTGTCCGCAGTCATGTGACGCGGGCTTCAATGGGTGCTCGTTCGGCGACGGCCGGGAAGACGTCGGCCGCCTTCATGGCCCACCGCTTGGCGACGAGATAGTAAGCGGTCTGTGATCCGCCGGCGCCGTTGCCGTCCATCTTGCGGTTCCAGCGGTTGGCGACGATGTGGGGCGTCAGGACGCCAAGGTCGGGCCACATGTAGAACAGCGGCATGTGCCAGTCGCGTACGATCGCCAGCCCCGCGTCTACGGCGTTGATCTCCACGGAGTAGTTCTCGCTCCGCTGGTTCTTCTCGCTCTCCGTCTTGGCGTCGATCAGGCAGACGAACGGGTCCGCCGACGACGGCTTGACGGCGATGATGTCCGGCGTCCACCGGAGCAGTGTGGACCTGCCATAGTCGTCCAGCCAGCGCCACAGGTGGGGGCGCATCTCATCGGGGATCTGTGCCTGGCCGAAGGGCCCAGCGAGCCAGCCGCGCTTACGCAGCCGCTCGATGAGTCCCTGTTCCCACTCCAGTGCAGGCCCCATGCGCTGGGCGAAGCCGCTCACTTGCTCAGGACCACTAGGTCACGGTACAGCTTCAGCAGCCGTTTGTTCGCTCGCGCCCACTCCACCTGCTGGCCCGTGGCCTGCTGGGTCTGGTAAGGCACGACGATCCGGCGCTCCACGCGCCAGCCGTTCTCCGCGAACGGGGCAAGCATCTCGGTGGCGTGATCCACTACGGTGCCGTCTTCGCACTGCGTGGGGCTGATGATGTAGGCGATCCGCCCGGCGTGCTCCATGCACGTCTTGGCGACCTGCTCCCACGCGGCGTAGAAGGTGCCGATGTCCATCTCGGCCATCTCGCCGGGCTCGGATGAGTACCGCCCGGCCGCCTGCTGCCAGTAGGGAGGGTCCAGGAAGACGATGTCCGCTTTGCGCGGCGCGTCATCTGACCAGCCCTGGGTGATGTCGTGGGTATGGATAGGCAGGTGGGGAGAGTAGTGGCTGCCCCTGATATCCGATGCCCAGACGCGGCGGCCCATCGCCTTGGCGACATCCACGGTCGTGCCACTGCCGGCGAATGGGTCGACGATCGTCTCACCCGGCTCGGTCCAGAACCACAGCAGGTTCTCAAGCACCTGCGGCGGGACCGCGCCGAAGTAGGACTGCTGGCCGGACTCGCGGTCGGCGCTCTGAAACTGCCACACGTCAAAGTGCTGACGACTCGCAGGCGGTTCTATAAATTTCCGCGAATCTGCGGTTTCTGATAGCCACCCGGAGATGGTTGGCTGGGAGACGCCGATCTCCGCTGCAATCTCATCTTGCCCTAGGCAGTCCAGCCAGAGATCCCACGCCTTGGCCTGCTGGGCATCCTTTTCGGCCTTGCGAGCATCCTTAGTCCAGTCCTGCACGCTACGGTCAGAGACAGCGAGCAGGCCCGCGATCTCCTTCACGCGCTCCGCTGTACCGAAGTCCGCGAAACTGGCCCACAGATGGCCGGCCAGCCGCTTCTTGTCGGCGCGGGTCAACTGCTGCCCGTGGCTGGCGTTGCGCTGGATGGACTCGCGGACGATCTCAGCATCCGTGAGGTTGCCGAGATCCTCGGCCTCGATCGTCTCACTGCCTTCGCGGACGTGCGCCTGCCAGCGGTGATAGCCGTCCACCAGCACGCCATCGCGGGCGACGGCGATGGGGGGCAGATTCCCCAGTGCGTCCCGGTACCGCTCAACCACGTCGTCCAGCGGCTTGAGCCGAGGGTAAAGCTCCTTGACGAACCGGACGTCACTGACTGGCATCTGAATTGTCATGCGTGGATTCCTTCCGAAAGACGAGAGCCCCGCAGTCGGAAGGGGCTGCGGGGCTCTCTGACCCCGGTAGCTAGCCGGGGGTTCTAGTGATTGCGGCCAGATGGCCAACGCGCCGAATCACGGCGCAAGCGCGGGCGATGCCGTGACATCGCGCGTAGAGTGGGCGGATGGACCGCTGCCCGACGTGCCGAGCACGCCTGCCTGAGCCGAAGACATGCGCCCGTCCGGCGTGCGGCAAAACCTTCTACCGCAGCGAGGGCGGCAGGTCGGACGCCTCGTACTGCACCAAGCGGTGCGCCGACGCCGACCGGAAGGCCCGGCAGCGCGAGCGGGAGTCGGCTCAGAACTAAAGTCACGGTAAAACCGTGCGTGTTCGCGTGACAGTCACGGCCTAGGCCGCGTACAGTCAGTGACATGAGCAACACGGGGAGCCACACCAGCAAGTGCCTTCGCTGCGGGCGCACGCGCCGCTTCCACTCGGCCCAGGCCGCAGCCGCAGCGAAGCCATACGGGCGCATCTGCGGGGCGCTCGTCCGCGCCGCTGCCATCGCCGAAGTCGTGAAGGGCTTCAAGGACGCGCAGGTCGAGAAGGCCCGCGAGCTGATCTCCGACGGCGGCCTCGTCCCGCTGCGTGCGGGCATCTTCCGGGCCGCGAACAGCGCTGGTGACGGGAGCTATCTCGTGGCCCGGCAGGCTTGCGCGTGCCCGGCCGGCATCCACGGGCGGCTTTGCTACCACCGGGCCGCAGTGGCCATCGTTCTCGCAAGCAAGGGAGCCTGACCATGAGCACCCAGACCAGCGACGTGGCCGCCGAGATGGCCCGCGCCAACTACGCCGCGCTGCGGGCCGGGCTTGAGGCCCTGGGCTGGACCGGGGACTCCCCGGCCATGCTCAGCGATGAGGCCGAGCAGATCGCACGCGAGGAGCGGCAGGATGCCTAGCAGGCGCCGCAAGCCCCTGCGCAGGACGAGGCGCGAGGTGAGGCGGGAAGTGCGCCGCAGCCTCGTGCGGGAACTGCTGCGCCTGCTGGGGGTCTAGTCGTCGTCCGCGCCACAGCAGGAGCACCGGGAAGGGTCTTCGCACCCTTCCCGGTCGCATCTGTCAGCGCGGCAGATCCGGCACACCCAGGCCATCGTTAGCCGGCCACCTCGGGTGCCTCGGGTGCCTCTGGCTTCGCGTCGTGCTCCTCAAGCTCGGCCGCAAGCGCGCCCATGTGCTTCTCGATGATGCGAGCCACCCTGGCCAGCCCGGAGACGCGGGGCGAGACGTCCACGTAGGCCTTCCCGATCGGGAAGCCAGCGTCATACTCGGCCGCCTCCTCCGTCATCTCAGCCATCACATGCCCTCCCCGCGTTCGTGCCGTCCGTGGTGCTCCCCATGTGGCCCGTGGTGATGGTGAGGATGCACCAGGAACTCGCTGTCCTTCACCGCCCGGACGTTACCCGCCGCGCCAGTGATCGTGACCGTGACGATCACCGGGCGCGGCGGGCAGTCACAGGGAGTGTGCTCCCGGCAGAACGGCCACCAGGGCAGGTCAGGCATCCGCTAGGCAGTGGCAGTCAGGACCGCGACGGAGCCGGTGTCGGACGCCAGCGCCCAGGTGCGGGAGCCGGTGTCGGTCGCCGACACGACGTCACCCGCGGGCTGGGACTCGTTCACCACGAACGGGGCAGTGTTGGTGGCCAGGACGTTGCCGCTGGGGTCGGAGACGTTCACCGTGGCGGTGAAGGTCTGGGGGACCACCGAGGGACTGTCCGGGGTGTAGCCGACGGTCATCGTGATGGTGGCGCCCGGGGCGTAGGCGGCCTCGTCGAAGGTGATGGTGTCTACAGATGCCACTGGGGCGTCCTTCCGTAGCAGGGGAAAGGGATCATGCTGCGCGCTGCCGTAGCTGGCGGGGATTCACGCCCGAGCGGCGCAATCCGTTCTCGGTGACCTTGCGCTCCGCCATCCGGGCGGTCGCCGGGTAGTACAGGGGCAGACCGCGCTCGTCCAGGCCGTCCGGCGTGATCCATCCACGCTGGCGCCACTTGCGCGTGAGGCCGGGACTGCCGCCGATGAGGCGGTCTACCTGGGCACTCGTGAGCAGGCCGTCGCCGCGGGTGGGGGTCATGGTCACCCCCGGCACGCGAAACTGCCCCGGTGCAGTGATGCACGCGGGGCAGGATTTGCCTACTGGCAGACAGCGTGACACGTCACCCACCTGCGGCGCAAGTCAGGCGGCGATTAACGCGGCGAGTTTCCTGCGGCGGGGGTGAGCCACGGGCACCGGGCACGAGCAGAGCCCGTACGCGCACTCGCCGTGCTCGCCGTTGAGGCACCGCCTGCAGGTGAGTCCCCTGCCGTCTGCCCATTTCCCGTACCACCTGGCCCAGCGCTGGAAGTCGGCCAGGTTCATCTTGTGGTCACACGAGTCACACCGGGAGTGCATCGCCTCTTTCGCCGGGTCAGAGGGTGGCTCGGCGCGCTCCAGCGTTCCCATGTCCCCGCACTGCCGGCAGGGGATGCCGTCGAACATCTCCGCCTGCGGCCGGTTCTCGCCCAGCTGGCGCAGGCATCTGGAGCGGAGCTTCAGCAGGGCGTTGCCCGCGTCGGCGGCACCGAGCATCAGCATCACGGACAGGTGATCGACGCCGAGGTAGACGATCTCGCAGTCCCCGTAGAGTTCCTCGAGGTCGGCGGGGATCTCGGGCAGCGGGGCGCCCCTCATCGGCTTGCCGGGGGGGAAGGGGATGGTGTGCTTCATCCATCCCGGCTGCATGGCGAGCAGGACGCTCATGTTCTCCCGCAGCACCCGCACTGCCTCAGTGACGGCATCGGGGGCGTGGATGGGCTTGTCCACGTCGCGGGGTGTCCAGTGCGCTTTAGCCCTCACCCGGGACTCCCACGAGCAGAGCGCCGTGGCCATGAGGCGCATCAGGGCGTCCACGTCCTCCCGCAGCGGCAGGCGGGGGCCGAACGGGACCCGGAGGGCTTTGCCGGTGACTGGCCGGTCGCCTATCTCCGCGGCGAGGCGGTGGTAGGCGGACGGCATCTCGCCCAGGGCCACATCGATCCGGTCGGTGCAGGACTCGCAGAACGCTCTTGGCGTGGCCGCAGGCTGGCGGCTGTAGGTGCCATCGTCGTTGCGCACCAGCGGGCCGCCGGAGCACCAGTCCCCTGCCGCACATCTGCCCTCGTCAGGTACGGGCTCGTCCTGCTGCTGCCCGTACCTGCCCACAGACCACCTCCGCTAAACACCAGGGGTAACGGGGATAGTCCTACCTGATCGCAGAGAGCTACCGCAACGCCGAGGGCTAGATGGACGAGCTGAACGCCGCGCCCGGTGCCGCGGTAACGCCGGGGAGCACGCAGCCCGGGGGTCATGGGGTCAGCCTCCCGGCCAGTTCGGCGGTGGCGGGAAAGCCTGCGAGGCGGTACCACGCCTGGGTGAACGCGGCCCGGTCCGCTGGGGTGGCGTGCAGGCCGTCGAGGATGGCGCGCAGCATCTCGGGCTTCGGCAGGATGTCCGCGGCGAGTGCTTCCCTGATGGGCGTGGCCGTGTACCGCTGCCCGGCGCGGATGGCCATCAGGCGGGATCCGGGCTTGCCGCGCAGCGCGTGGTAGTCCCGGAGGGCGTCCATGAAGGCTGCGGGCGTCTCTGCCTCGGCGAGGTCGGTCAGGTC